GGTTACTATATATGATAAACCTTTATCACCTAATCAGATTTATGGTACTTTAAAAGAATGGTTAAGAAAATTTGGAACTTTCATACCTATTAATGAACATAAAGAAGATTATAGTGAAAATGATGAATCAGAATATAAAGTAGCTATTATAGACCATGTAGGCTTAATTGGAGGACAAGGAAGCAAGAAAGAAAGGATAGATACTACTGTAGATTATTTTATTTATTTTAGAAATAAGTGTAGTCTTACAGGAATATTTATACAACAACTTAACAGAGGACAGAAATCTATGGACAGAAAATTGAATGGTTACGAACTTATTCAATTAGATGATTTCAAAGATACATCAGGAACAACTGATGGTTCAGAAGTAGTTATTGCTTTATATTATCCTTATAGAGAGAAAATCCCTAAAGTTGAAGGGTATCCTATTCAAAATATTTTGAAAGATAGATTTAGATTAATTCAAGTACTTAAGAACCGATATGGTAGATTAGATGTTAATAAAGGAACAACTTTTCATGGTGAAATAGGAATGTTTAGAGAACTTCCTAGACCTGAAGAAATATCTGATTATGACAAGTATTTAATATTAGAACAAACAGATGATTTAAACTCACCAGATGAAATTGTAAATAATAATATTTATAGATTTTAATGAATGGCTGATTTAATAGCTGTAGTAGGTGCATCAGGGTCAGGAAAGAGCACTTCACTAAGGAATTTAGACCCTAAGACAACTTTTATAATTAATGTTGCTGGAAAAGCTTTACCTTTTAAAGGTTTTAAGAAAAATTATACGTTATTAAAACAAGATCCAGAATCTAAAAAATTCAGTGGGAATCTCTATAATACTTCAGATGTTGCTAAAATAGCTCAAGTATTAAAGGTTATAGATAAAACTAGACCTGAGATTAAAACTGTAGTATTAGAGGATGCTCAGTATCTTATGAGTTTTGAAGCAATGGATAGAGCTAATGAGAAAAGTTATGATAAATTTACTCAAATCGCATCTAATTTCTACTCAGTATTAAAAGAAGCTATGAACATGAGAGAAGACTTAAAAGTTTGTGTTTTAACTCATAGTGAAAATACAGGAGATGGAATAAATCCTAACTTTAAAATAAAGACAATTGGAAAAATGTTAGATAATATGATTACTCTAGAAGGTCTTTTTACCTATGTATTATTTACTGATTTAGTAAAGAATGCAGAAGGAGAGATTGAGCATAAATTCATAACACAATCCGATGGTACAACAACTGCTAAAACTCCTATGGATTGTTTTGCAGAATTTCATATTGATAATGACTTACAATTTGTAATTGATCAAATTGATAAATATAACGAATAATGCTTAGAGCCGTAACAATAACATTCGACATTGAGACTGAAACAGGTACTGTTACTAATGTTAAAACTCAAGTTGAAGGAGAAGTAAAAAGAAGAACTACAACAACAAGAAAAAAAGAAGTAGTCAAAGAACTCGAAGACACAGTTTCAATTGTGCGAGAAGACGGAAAATTAGTATTTAATAATAGAGCTATGGCTGATCTGAAAATAGAAGCTGGAGATAGAGTTGTTATTAAATATGAAAAAGGAGACAAATCATTATTTCCTGTAATAGGAACTGATTTCGCATTTAACGAAGAAGGTTCTGGAAATAAGATGACTAAGTCTCAAACGATTTCTTATAAAGGAAATCAAAATACAGTACTCGCCGAATTTGGTGATGAATTTACTGTAGAAGAATACCAAGATAATATATGGAAATTAGTTTCTTTAGGAGAGCCTAAAGTTGCTGAAACTATAGAAGAAGCTATCGAAATTTCAGAAAAAGTAGATCCACAATTACTCACAGATGATGAAGAAGTATACGAAATAGATGAATTAACATTTAAGCTTTAAAACATTAATAAATGAGCGCATTTAATTTTAATATAACAGCGGGAGCATCGCAATCTACTTTTAAACCACAATTACCAGGAAATGAAATACACGAAGTTACTTTTGATGGTGCTTCTATAGAAGACATTCAAGGTAGAAAGGACCCAACTCAAACTTATAAAGTTCTTAAATTAAAATTTTCTAACGAAAAAGGACAATTTGAGCATACTATATTTGAACCACGTCCAGAAGATTTTAACAGAGGTGAAAATAAAACTACCAGAAATGGTGAAGTTTCTACTTTTCCAACACCTTCTAATGTTGAATCCATGATGTTATTACTTAAACACGTTATTGACTCAGTACTTCCTGAAATAGGAAAGAAAATTGATAGTGGTGAAGTTACTCTTGGAGGTAAGGATTGGGATCAGTTGAGAAATAACGTTGTTAAAGTATTAGAGAAAGGTAAAGGAGTTAGTACAAAAATTAAACTTTTATCTGACTTAAAAGGAAATCCTAGATTTCCAGGATTTTTCACAGGATTAAACCAAGAAGGAAAAGCTTATATTAGAACTAATTTTGTAGGTAACACTATAGGATTTAATTCATATGAGAAAACAAGAATTGACAATGCAGTTAATGCAAAGCCAACTTCTATGGATAATTCTTTAGAACTTCCTGCTGAAGAAGCAGAAGGTTTAGACTTAGATTTTGAAGTAGGAAATCTATAATAGTAAAAAATGGAGTTTCAATTAGAAGTTACTCCTAAGATTACTAAAGAATTCTTATTTAATAATATAAGTCAAGAGACTTTAATGGAGCATTACTTAGGAGTCCCTGTAAAAAAGGGACTCTTTGTATGCCCTTCTTCTATAAGAAGAGATAGCAAACCAACTTGTGCCTTTTATAAAAATAGTAAAGGTAATCTTATTTTTAAAGATTTTGCTGGTATTTCTGGAGATGCAATTACAGTTGTTATGGAAATATTTCAATGTAGTTATTACCAAGCTTTGAGAATAGTAGCGAATGATTTTAAATTGATTCCTTATTCTAAAATGGAAATAAATCCTCCTAAAATACAATATACTGGAAATGTTTTAGAAGAAACTAAGTCAGCAATAATACAAGTAGAATTAAAAGATTTTACTGAAAAAGAATTGAGTTGGTGGGAAGGATTTGGTATTTCTAAGGATACTTTAAAAAAATTTAGAGTTTTTTCTTTAAAATCAGTATTTTTAAATGGTGTTTATTTTATGAGTTCTTCTGAAAAATCTCCAATCTATGGATATTATGGTGGAAAGAACGTAAGAAATGAAGAATTATGGAGAATATATATGCCTACTAAATTTAATTACAGATTTTTAAGTAATTGGTCTTCCTCTGTAGTACAGGGAATGAAACAATTACCAAGAATAGGTAGTAGTTTAGTAATTACAAAATCATTAAAAGATGTAATGACTTTACATGATTTAGATATTAATGCAATTTCTCCAATATCAGAAACAATTCTTATAAGTAAAAATAAATTTACTAAACTTTTAAATAATTTTGAAGAAATATTATGTTTTTATGATAATGATTTAGCTGGTGTTAAAGGTGCACAAAAGTACAAGAAAGAATATAACATTAGATGTATATTTATAAATAGAAAGTACTCAAAAGATGTTAGTGACTTATGGAAAAAATCTAGTTATATACAAAAATTAGAAATAACAGAAGATTTAAAATTAATATTATCAGATAAAACTATAACAAAAACAAAATATTTTTATATATTTAATGGCAAAGAAAATAAAAGAAGAGACTAGTTGAGTGGAACCTTCAGAAATAACTGAAGAAAAACCTAAGAAAAAACGTACAGGATCATACTCTAAAACTAAAGGATCTAACTATGAACGTAAGATAGTTAATGAACTAAAAGAATTAACAGGAGATACAGAATTATGTACATCTAGATCAGAAAGTAAAAGACTTGATGATGCAAAGATTGATATTGCTGATCCAAATAATATATTAGATTTCTATGTACAATGTAAAAGTACACAAAGTAATCCTAGTGTAAAAAAGTTAAACTCTGAAGTTGGTAGGAAAGATAAACCTTTAGCAATTTTTTGGAATGCTCAAGAAAAAAGAGAAGTAAATTGTGTAAGTGCAGGGGAATATGTTATTAT